GGCAGCGCGAAGAGCGGTGACTAGTTCCTGACGTTCCTCGGGGGACCAGTGGACGGCATCGAAAAGTAGCGAGTCACACTGGGCGCGGAAAGTTTGAACGGAACCTTTCGAAGTGTAACAGGCTTGCGCGATGGCATAGAGAAATTCTCTAGGGGCATAGTACCACGTGCCATCGAAACGGAAGCGGCGCTTAAGGAAGGTGACCTTCTCAAACGTCGTCCATTGGGGCGCAATCGATTTGTCGTGGGCCGAGGTCCAGACGAAACCGAGCTTTCCGAGCTCAGTTGCGAGTTGGGCCGTGTCAAAGGTCTCATCGACGGAGATGACAGAGTCATCGCCATAAACGGACAGAGCGGCAAAAGCGGAACCAATTCCAATGGAGTACATGGAACGGCGGAGCGCGATCGAGGTGATTAGCGAGTTGAAGTCAGCCGTAAGAGGCTGGCCAGTGGCATTTCCTTGATAGGCGCGGACAACGGTGCGACCGATAATCATGTGAGCATGGGTGATGTCTCGTAACATTGACTGCCACGCGTTGCGGAACTTGCGTGACATGTGCGCGCCATGNTGAAAATAATAGGCAGTGCCAACGTACTCAAGAATGACGTCGCTCCACCATGAACACTGCGAGAAATCGTAACCGGAGAAATCTCCGTCACAGTGGTGCTTGTAGCGGTGATGCTTCTTGGCGAGGAGCTGCCACTCAATGGAGTGTACGTTGAGGCCAATCATGACGTCACTGGTCTCCTTGCGGCGATTGGCGTGGAGTAGATCAGTGAACCATGAAGAGAGGTAGCGCACGAGTAGGAGGAGATGCATGGGCGAGGTTTGGAACGCTCGAGTCTTGCCTTCGGCGACTTTGGCAGCGGGCCGAAGTTCGTCTTTGAGGCAAAAGAGGTAATGGACAACAGGCGTCTCGCAATTCGACCACGCATTGTAGAGCGAGATACACGCGGCGATGATCTGAGGGTCGAGGTGACCATCTTTAAGGTAGGCATCTTCGCGGTGGATCATGGGTCTGCCATCGGCGTTGAGAGTGTACTTCCAGGGGTAGCCACAAGAAGTTTTCTTCGTTTTTTCATCGTCGATAGTACGCTTGGAG